ATTGTTGCCAGTTATGGCACTTTTAGTACTGGGATCAACATTAAGCGGCTGCACAACGTCATCTTCGCAAGCCCCAGCAAATCCCGCGTTAGAAACCTTCAATCAATTGGAAGGGTTCTTAGAAAAGGAAAAGACAAAGTAAAAGCTATTTTATATGATATAGGAGATGATTGTACATATAATTCTAGAAAAAATTATACTCTTAATCATCTTATAGAAAGAATTAAAATTTATAATGAAGAGAATTTTAATTATGAAATAATCACTATTCAAATTAAAAAATGATGCAAGACGATTTTTATGCCACTATAAAATTTAAATCTGGTGAAGAAATATTCGCTAAAGTAGGATATAGTGAAGAAGAAGATAGAACTTTTTTATTACTAGAATCTCCTATTACTATTGAAAAAATTAAAAATAGAGGAGGCATACAAGGTTTTAGAGTTGAACCTTGGTTAAAAACTAGTAAAGATGATCTTTTTATTATTAATATGGAAGATGTTCTTACATTAAGCGAATCTACTGATGTTGAAACTATTACTATGCACGAAACTTTTGCTAAACAAAAAGAACAATTATATCAACCTCAAAAAAAGTTAAGTAGAAAAATGGGATATATATCTACTATTAGTGAAGCAAAGAAGTCTTTAGAGAACCTTTATAATAAAAGCTAATCCTTACCCTTGAACCCCGACAGAGTTATTCTAATAGGATTTTGATACCTTGTCAACTATTGTGTTGAATGCTATAATTACTACATAATAGAGAGTAAAGATATGAGTCCTGCAAGAATTATGGGTAGACGTAAAAGATCTGAACACTATGTTAATAATAAAGAATTTCTTGCAGCTTTAATTAAACATAGAGAAGATATTGAAATAGCAGAAATTCAAGGTAAAGAGAAACCTAGAATACCCAGGTATATTGGGGAATGTTTTTTAAAGATTGCTACTCATTTATCTTTCAAACCAAACTTCGTCAACTACATGTTCAAGGAGGATATGATATCAGATGGCATTGAAAACTGCGTACAATACATTCACAATTTCAACCCTGAGAAGTCTCAAAACCCGTTTGCTTATTTCACACAAATTATTCACTACGCGTTCTTACGTAGAATACAGAAGGAGAAGAAGCAATTGGAGATTAAAAACAAAATCTTGGAGAAGACTGGATATGAACAGGTCTTTGAAAGAGATACCCTTGACGATGGAAATTATAGCGAGTATAATCAAATCAAAGATGCTGTACATTCTAAACTTCGTAATTAATGAAGGTAGCAATAATTACAGACCAACACTTTGGATGCAGAAAAAATTCCAAACTGTTTCACGATTATTTCCTCAAATTTTATGAGGATGTTTTCTTTCCAGTTTTATATTCAGAAGGTATAGATACAGTTATTGATATGGGTGATACCTTTGATAGTAGGAAGGGGATAGATTTTGGCGCATTAACTTGGGCAAAGAATAATTATTATGATAGATTAAAAGAGATGGGCATTACTGTCCATACAATAGTTGGTAATCACACAGCATATTATAAGAATACTAATGATATTAATGCAGTAGATTTATTACTTCGTGAGTATGATAATGTAAAAATATATTCAGAAACAACTCCTATAGATGTAGGGGGGTTGAGTGTTCTTTTAGTTCCTTGGATAAACAAGGAGAATGAAGAACGCACTCTATCGATGATTAATAAATCAAAATCTCCTGTTTGTATGGGACATCTTGAGTTAATTGGGTTTAGAGTTCATCGTGGTTATATTATGGACCACGGTACAGACGCTTCCATATTTAATAAGTTTGACCGTGTTTTTTCTGGACATTATCATACTAGATCTGATAATGGAAAGATTTTTTATTTAGGAAATCCTTATGAAATGTACTGGAATGATTGCAACGATACGAGGGGTTTTCATATCTTTGATACTGAAACTCTTGAAGTTACTCCGATTAATAATCCATATAGTATCTTTCACGTTGTTTACTATGAAGATCATGATCACCAGCTTTTTGACGCGAGGAAACTCGAAAACAAAATCGTCAAAGTTGTTGTTAAAAAGAAAAGTGATCAAGTAAAGTTTGAAAAATTTTTAGACAAACTTTATGCTGCAAATGTAGCGGAATTAAAAATTGTAGAGAATTTTGCTCTACAAGAATCTGCTGAATTTGAAGCATTTGAATCAGAAGATACACTGTCTATTCTTAATAGATATATTGAGGAGGCAGAAATAGATCTTGATAGATCAAGAGTTCAAAAATTGATACAAGAAGTCTATCAAGAAGCATGTGAGTTAGTCTAATGTTTATTCTAACAATAGAAGGAGCAGAAGCTGAAGGTGCATATTCATTAACTGATGATGATGGGGAACAAGTTCTTTATCTTTTTGAGGATGAGGATGATGCTATTCGTTATGCTCTTTTATTAGAAGATCAAGATTACCCTGAAATGCATGTAATTGAGGTTGATGGAAAAGTTGTGATTAAAACATGTGAAATGCATGATTACAGGTATTCTGTAATTACTAAAAATGATATTGTTATTCCACCATTAAAAAATGATAATATTTGAAACTATTAGGTGGAAGAATTTTCTTTCTACTGGTAATCAATATACTACAGTTGAATTAGATAAAAACTCTACAACTTTAATCGTAGGGACAAATGGTGCTGGAAAAAGTACTGTTTTAGATGCTTTAACTTTTAGTTTGTTTGGTAAACCATTTAGAAAGATTAATAAAGCTCAGCTTATTAATACAGTAAACGAGAAAGATTGTAGAGTTGAAGTAGAATTTTCTATTTCAGAGACTGAATGGAAAGTGGTAAGGGGAATTAAACCTAATCTTTTTGAGATCCATAGGAATGGCGTATGTATGGATCAATTTTCTAACGCTAATGAACAACAGAAATGGCTAGAACAAAATGTTGTTAAGATGAATTATAAATCTTTTACTCAAATAGTTATTTTGGGTAGTAGTAATTTTGTTCCTTTTATGCAATTGAGTGCTACTAATAGAAGGGAAGTGATAGAAGATCTTTTAGATATTAAAATATTTTCTTCTATGAATAATTTAATTAAAGATAGGATTAGAGGAATAAAGGAAGAAGTTAGGACATTAGATTTAAAGAAAGAGTCTCTTAATGATAAAGTTAAGATGCAAACTAATTTTATAGAAGAGTTGGAGCAACAAGGTAAAGGGAGGATCGAAGATAATCGTGATAAAATCAAGATATTAGGAATAGAAGTTGATACTCATATGGAGAAGAATCAACTTATAGAAGCAGATGTATCAGATCTTACAAAAGAACAAGAGAAGGTAACAGGTGCTACAGAAAAGCTTAGGAAAATGGGTACTATAAAAGGAACTCTTTCTAATAAGGTAGCAACCATTACTAAGAAGAATAAGTTTTTTGAAGAAAATACTGTTTGCCCTACCTGTAAACAAGATATAGAAGAAGAGTTTAGGTTAAATAATATTAGTGATGCTCAAGATAAGATACGTGAGTTGCAATCTGGTTATAAAGAACTAGAGGAGGCAATTAAAAAAGAGGAAGAGCGAGAGCATCACTTTACAAAACTATCTAAGGAGATTACTTCATTAACGCATGGCATTTCTAAAAACAATACTCGCATCTCTGGGTGTCAACGACAAATCAGAGATTTGGAATCGGAAATTCAGAAACTTACCGAACAACTTGCAAACAGAAATACTGAGCATGAGAAGTTAGAATCCTTTAAAGAAAATTTAGAAGAAACATATAAGAAATTATCAACACAGAA